TAAAGCCCTCCAGGCCTCCAGAATAACCCCATTAACCCGGTTGCCCGTAGTGGGCGGAGTACTGAGGTCTATAATATTTGAGTTAGCTACAGAGGTTCCCGTGCCCGTTATATAAATGACATGACCATTAACCAAAGCAAACTCAGGTTTTGCCCCGGAAGGGTTCTGAGTATAAAATTTATTTGCAAAGGTCGAAGATGAAGACAGCGCCAAAGACCTATCAGCATAAGGAGTATAAGCCGTCAACCAGCCGGAAGGAAGGGTGCGAAGGTCTTTCTGACCAATAGCGTTCTGGAGCTCCTGGAGCAGATTGAGCTCGGAGTCAAGGGGAGGTTTTCCTTTTTGGAAAACCACGGTGTCATAATTATACCCATCAAACTCGGGATTATTGGAAACGCCGGTACCAAAATTGGTTGCCATTTAAAATGCTCCTATTAAAAAGACTGCTTGCTGATATTTCTTGGCTGATCATAGTTAATAATAAAATTACCCACTCTTAAATGCTCAAGGGACGCTACTTCTATGTCCTTCGAACCAGTCTCCCCATAAACATAATAAGCTATTTGATAATTTTTAGTGTCCGGTAAATTTCCGTCCCGGCTACTCACAATTATCCGGCCGTCCGCCTGAATATAAGCCCGGCCTGGCCCCGCAGAAACCTGTAAAGGATCATCCTGTAAAACCAAAGGCATCTTATTCTCGAAAACTCCACGGAACAAATTTTCCGGACCACCTTTATCAATAGTCTTGTATGTTAAAACTGGAATGGAAGTTATATACGAAACTGCTACCCCTGAATTAAATACCTGGAAGGTCGGGGAACCTACATCATCCCGGACAATAAAAGATCCATCAGCCTTAACCATCCGAAGGAAAGGCATTACAACATAGTCTACGTCAGAAACACTCATTATTGATTGAACTATATCACTCTGTGTTATGGACACCCCGACACCGGCCTGACCTATAAAACTGGCCACACTTGTATGAATTTTTGACGTCAGCTGTTCCGTACTGCTCAACCCTTGTACCGGAACAATGGTGATCTGAAAATCAATAGCGTTCTGTACAGCACCCTTCACGATAACGTCAGCGCAGGCATGCTTCATTTTATCCACTTTATTCTGGACATCCGACAACAGGGCATTCGTTGTGTAAGTAATTGTAAAATTCTCAATCGCTATGTAACTTATCAGAACTGTTTGACCACTATCAATTAAGCCCGTATCAATAATTTTAACCGTTGTAGGATTAGTCTCAGTTCCCGACGCTAAAGTATAATCAGCATCCCGGACATAAGTGGTTATTTTATCCTGACTTGTAATCACTACGGATGCAGGATCGACCCCTACAAAATTTAGAGACTCATCAACCCCGGAGAGCATTACATGTATTTCATCGCTAATGGCTTGGAATTCTGTTAAGGGTAAATCATTTGCAAATTTAATTCTTACACCATCCTTGGCTATTGTTGAGCCACCCTCTTCAAGGTAGTCCTGGAGTTTTACCATCTCCCAATTATCAGAGGTAAGAGGTCCGGACAACTGCCCAACCACGGAGACTATACTGTCAACGGGCTGGTGATTTAAAACAAATACGTCAGAGCTCCTGTACCGATAGTCCACAAGGATTATGTCTGAGGAAGCTAATCCAATTGTGATATTATGTAAAAGACTTTCATTAAGATCAACGGTATCCCCGTCCCCTATAATTTGATAACCTGTCAAATCATAGGCTGCTCCCCGTGTAGCATTATAGACCTGATTGACTTCAAATATGGGGGTATGAGCAGTCACCCTTGGGTTTTCCGATTTAAACTGGAAAGAAACAGCACTTATGATATTGAAACGTTCCCCAGTCAAATCTCCCGTGCCAGCAGAAAAGGTAAATGCTACCTGATCTTCCATTTGACGGGTTTTTACTCCTTGGACATAAATATCAACTTTGCCCCCAATGTGTTCTTTTCGAATCTCGTCATAATCCCGCATCATTAATTCATCCCCGGCTTTTTCAACCCTTACGCCATGGACTCCAGGAACGGAGACGGTGGTTTTAGCATAACCACCTTCGGTACCCGTGTCGGCAAAAAATGCCAGTTCAATTCTGGATGCCAGATCGTGATTGGATTCAATATCAGTACCAAATTCAATTGGGTTAGGATTCTCAACAAGAAAACCCGAGTCCGCACCGGAATTTAAAGTCTTAATCGTGTAGGAGTCAGTGTTTCCAGCCGACCCGGGATTTACAGCTTCTACATGAACTTCAAGCTCATACTGCTGAGTCTGAGTATTGAAGAAAGCGTCCCGACTTGCCAAAGGAATAGATTTCGTCTCCAGAACCCTGTAAATCTGGGATGGAATACCCTGGTCAACATTGCCTACAGAGGACACTTGAGCCCCCTCTGTAACGGTCATATCGCGTATAGGAGGGGTTGTGGTGTAGAACACTACAGTTCCGGTAGCTTTCTGTGATGCAGTTCTATAGATATTCACATTCGAGGCCAAATTATCAAATTGGGCGTCTATCAAATTCTGGACTTCATTGGCACTCGTTAGAAGAGTTGCCAACTGGAGGGTCTTCTTAGGGACTGATTGATCCGGGGGATCGCTAATACCATCCCCATTAGCATCATCAAAATCCTGCAGGGCACTTACAGATAAAGACCGAGCAAGGAAATCCTGTATAACATAAACCCTAGCCTGTTCTTCCGAGATGGGATCTAATAAATCCCTCATGACTGTACCAGGTTTTAAATCAACTCCTGCATTATTCAGGAGGATTTCTCTGCTATAGGTAAGCATGATATCATTCTGAGTTCTGGCCGGAAGGGTCATTATCCCGGTTGAAATAGAAATGGGGGAACCTTCCATTTCAGGAGAGTAAGGACTTTCTGTAACTTCCCCGGCGCTGGAGTCATAGAGGACTGCAGTAATTACGAAATAGAATGATACGTCTTGATTAAAGCCTACGTCTGGAAGGGAGCCGGCCTGGACGAGGGCGTTATATTTATTTTTATCAAAAAAAGATGAGAAATATAGAGTGGTTACAACTTGATTTGTTGTAGTTGTGATTTGTATTTCACCTACAGTATCTGTAGTTGTTCCAATTAAAGTGGTCTCAGTATTTGAAAAGGAAGGTTCATCAATACTTACAAGGCGGTCATTAAATTTCACGTAGTTATTATTTACGCCACCACTTTGATAGGACACGTAAAAATTGTAACCAATAACTCCGGACTCAGTATTTTTTGCACAAATGGCTTCAATTTTATCCTGGTACCTTCTTAAATAAACGCCACTCGGTGCCAAAGCATAAATAAACTGGTCACTTATAACATAGGTTATTTTTATTGTTGCAGGATCACTTACAATATTGGTTAGATTTTCTACTGCTACGACACTAACTGTATTCTCACCAAGTTGGACAGTTCCTGTCCAAGACCATATAGTATCCCCAGGAGTATAAGAGACCCCCACTACGGAGCCGTTCACTTTGATTTGTTTTGAGGAGGCGGACGTAGTACCTGATAATGTTTGGACATCAACATTAGTGCTATAATCTGCACCTTCAGAAGGTACCAATATAATTGGTGCTGGAATAGCCATAGTTCTAACCTCTTAATCTAATAAATTGTCCGAACTCAACGGTTTGGCCGGATTCAGCCGTAACTGTTATATCAATTCTAAAAATTGTCGGATCATTGATATCCTGTGTTACCGTAACATTATCAATAGATTGCAGCATTTCTCCAGGAGTAACTACTCTTCCTGCCTGCCTATACTGATTCTGGAGATCCTGTAATTTCTGGAGCCCCCGGGTGACCTCGGCCTTCAGTTGAGTAATTAAAAAATTGACGTTACTTAATTTAGTTCCGATCAAGCCTTCTATACTGGTTCCAATGAAGGTCTGAAAAGGGTTACTATTGAGTCTCGTGATCACGAATTTTTCGACATTCTGCATGAGGAGTCGTTCGTCACGGATTGTAAAAAGAGACCCTTTTACATCATAAGTTATGTCATCTAAATATTTGGAACCATTACATTTAACACAATAATTTAATGTTGTTATGTAAGTCACCTCAAAAAAATCATAGAGATCTCTCCAAGGTTTATTTAAATAAATCATTCGAACGAGATAATTATCGACTGCTTTAAAATCTTCAATTATCGTGTACATGGTTTCAGGAATAAGATTATCCGAAGCATATAACGATAATTTTGCCGCTGCAAGGGGCTTTTGGAGTCTAATACTCCTCAAATCATCATCAATAGTGGTTAATTCTTTAAAAACCACATGGTCACAGAGAGTTGTTAAATTTAAATCGAATGACATGATAATTGGTCTTTAGTAATAGAAGATAATTAAATTAATCTATGATCCAATCTTCTGTTCCGGGACCTTTTAAGGAAGGAAGCACCCCTTTCAAATTTCTTGTTAAGTCTGCCAGGAGTGCGTCATACCGGGCAAAATCAATATCTCCAGAACTGAATAATTTTATTATATAATTTAAATATTGATTAGCTTTCAGAATTATCATCTTATGTGGGAAATAAACCGCTGTAAAAAGATTGCCATTTACTCTTATAGTCCTATCCACTAAAGAATTAATCGGATCCTGGCTTATATTCATATTAACATTTCTCTTATCAGCTTCGGCAGCAATAAGAGCATTATAAAGCGAATTAAGAGTAGCTTCAATTTCAGCCTGGGGCAAAGGATTCATAGATTTTTCAAATTGAGCTCGAAGATCCTTGCCGGCCTTTACTTCAGAAGCATTATTTTTAGTTTCCTGATCTACTCTCTCCTGGGTTTCTTTATCTACCGGCTTCGGAGTACAAAATGGAAGACCATTATTTACCCCACTGATGAATTTATTGAAACCTGTAGTAGCGGCTTCGGCCAA